CGAGTATGTGTGGTACAATCACTTGGGAGGATTTGAAGGGTTACGTCAGAAAGGATGGACCCTCTTTACTGCAATGTGTCTCGAAGCAGTCTGTCGCAAACATGACATGACATACAAGATCATGGGACAAGGGGATAACCAAGTTATTGTGACTACCTTTTATCACACTGAAAAGGACTCAAATCCATTAACAGAAAGGCAACTAACAGATATCTTCAAAAAGAAAATGACAGCGTTTTGGACAGAATTAACATTGGACATGACTACCGCCAGTTTACCCCTAAAAGACATCGAGACTTGGAAATCTCAATCATTGTATGCTTATGGGAAACAGTTAATTTTAAACGGTGCTCCATTAGCTATGTCTTTGAAAAAGATGAATAGATGTTTCCCATACAGCAACGATAACTTCATGTCTCTAGAGAATTGTATCTCGACAACATCTGCAAACATGCGAACCGCTGTTCTTTCCGATATGACATCAATAGTCCCATTTTCCATCGGGATGAAAGAAATAGCAATGACTTTTCGATTATTCATGACCTATAGCCCATTAACAGGACAATCACTGTGGGCTCAAGGTCTTAACAACCATTTCCATTGGAATGTTCCAAATCCGGAGACTGGTGAATGGCAGGCCAACTCCCTAAGATCTCTCTCCGCAGGAACATTGGATCCTGAAACTATCATCTTCCGTTTGATGTTGATACCAAAAGCATTCGGAGGATACTCAACATGTACATTGCTCTCTACCGCTATCAGAGGATACCCGGATCCTATCACTGAAGGATTAACAGCAATCAAAGCCATTCTAAATTCAACATCGAATCAAGAGTTAACAGAATTTTTGAATTCCATCGCTACACCACAGATGAACCTTGGAGTCTCCAAAGAAATGATGATTCAAGATCCCTTCTCGATCAATATCCTTGCTCCAACTTCAGGGATTGGAATAATTCATAAAGTGGTTAGTGATTTATTTTCATCTTCCTCAATATCAACCAATCCGTACTTCAAATCTACATTCACCATGACCAAACAAACAAACAAAGATCCATTATATGATATGCTCTGGACTACAACACCATACTGGGCAAAATTTGTAAGCGATGTGTTTGAAGCAACACCAATCGGATTTGTCACCATGGCTCTTAACAAGATCTCGAGCACAGTAACAATCAGAAAATTAGCAACATCCACAACTGAAGACCCTATTATTTCTCAACTATCAAAATCCGAACA